GTGACACGGGGGAAGAATGGGGAGGTAGTTGGGACAACGGAGAAAACAGAGAGAACAGAGGAAGAACTGCCACCTGAACCGAACCTGCTGAGGCTTTGGAACGTAACACGCAACCCCAAGCGATGGAAGCAGCAACAAACGGTTGAACACCACGGCACGTTTGAACACATTGCAACCCTAGCCACGTTGCCCCAAGCCAAGCTACAGGAACTCGAAAGCATGCTTGACAACCCGCCCATTGACATCGACGCAACCCCTGTAAACTAACCACTCCGCATGTGTACATGTAATATACGCAGGCACGCGCATTATGCGGCGCGTGTGCGTGCGTGCGTATGCTCGCGTGTGCGTGCGCGCATGCGCGGCCTTGCCGACATCTAGTTTTGCCTAACGTTTGTATGTGTTGCCTGACATGTCATTTGGTGGGGTATTAGATGTTAGCCTATTGACATCGGGGTTTTGAGGGGGTGGGGGGCGTCTGTTTGGCGGATAGGTTTGGGTGGAGGGGCATCTTCAACCCCCCTACCTAATTTCAAAGATTTACACCCAAACTTTGATTCCTGATTCCTGATTCCCAATCTCAAAGATTTACACCCAAACTTTGATTCCCCTCTTTTGGACCACACCCAAACTTTGATTCCTGATTCCTGATTCCCAATCTCAGATATATGATTACAAAAATTTGATATGAGATATTGGATTCTCTTTTAGACATCTTATATCTGTGTGCGTACACTACCTGTTTGTGGTAGACCATACGCACAGGTGGGTGTATTGTAGTGGGTAGTGCGCATGGCTCTAAATGTGAGATGTAGGGTTGTAGGTAGGAAAGAGAGGCAGGTTATCATGGATGTTGCGGAACTGAGGAAGATACCCAAACAGGTAGTTACTGATATCCTATGTATCAAATCACTACATCGGTTTATCCAAGAGTTGTGGGAAGAGGTAGAACCTTGCACGTTTACGGACGGATGGCACATCCAGACCATATGCACACATCTGGAACCAGTTACGGAGAGGGATATCCTTAGATTGGTGATAAACATACCGCCGAGGTTTATGAAATCGCTAGCCTGTAACGTATTCTGGCCTGCGTGGGCTTGGTTGCGGAAACCGGGGGAACGGTTTTTGTTATCCACGTATGCTGAGACGCTATCCATCCGAGATTCCGTTAAGTGTAGGAATGTCATAAAGTCGGATCGTTATCAGGCGATGTTGAGAACGGCATCTCAGATGAACCTCCCTGGGTGGAAGGGGATAACCAAACCATGGCAGTTGGTGCAAGATGAAAACATGAAACGTAGATTTACGAGTACGGCGGGGGGTTCGCGGATGTCTACATCGGTTGGGGGGACGTTGACTGGGGAAGGCGGAGATGTTATTATTTTGGATGATGCTCACAACATAATCGACGGGGAATCAGAACCCAAGAGACAATCTACACTTGAATGGTGGGACCAGTCGATGTCCACGCGGTTGAATGATGACACGGGGGCATATGTGTGCATCGGGCAGCGCGTCCATGAATCAGACCACTCCGGTCATGTGCTTGCTGAGAATGAGCACCTTGAGGGAAAACGGAAATGGTCACATCTCTGTCTACCGTTTTGGTATGAGGGAGATAACCGTTGTGACACTAGATTGGGGTTTGGACCCGAGAACCGAAGTGGGGGAATTGCTTTGGCCGGAGCACTGGGGGGAGGAAGACCTTGCAGACCGGAAACTTAGATTGGGTTCCTATGGCACGGCATCCCAGTTGCAGCAGCGCCCAGCACCGCGAGAAGGGGGGCTGTTGCAGTCCTGTTGGTTCAACCCAGTAACATCCAGCATCGACCGGGTGCAGCGACGTGTACGGTTTTGGGACTTGGCGGCAACAAAGCAGAAAAAGAACCTGGACCCTGATTGGACTGCGGGGGCGTTGCTGTGTGTGAAGGATGGTATTTTTTGGATAGAAGATATCATACGGGTGCGCACTTCTCCCATGAATGTGGAACGGTTGATAAAGCGCACGGCTGATGGCGATCCAGAGGGGACACAAATCTGGATGGAGCAGGAACCGGGGGCCAGCGGGGTGATGGTCATTGACCACTACAGGAGGAAGGTGTTGCCAGGGTATTCTTTCAGGGGCATCAAGAGCACCGGTAGCAAAGAGACATACGTTGACCCCCTTGCAGCAGCGGCAGAAGCGGGTAATGTAAATATTGTGCGTGGTAAGTGGAACTTGGCTTTTTTTGACGAGTGCAATATGTTTCCTCAAGGCAAGCACGATGACCAAGTGGACGCGGTTAGTAAGGCGTTTGGTCGCTTGCGGCAAGGAAAACGAGTAGGGGTCATCGGCAAACCAAGGGTGGTGACAAGTGGCGACAATAACTAAGGGTCCTGGGTTCTTGCGACAGATGGCATCGGCACTGGCTGACCGTCTGAACACAATCGCCAAGCTGGGGAAGTCGTTTGGTACCCAACGGGACATCTACCAAGAGTGCGGATACCCCGCCACACTTGAATTTGCTGATTACAACGCTCGGTATTCCCGGCAAGATGTGTCTGTGGCAATTATTGAAGCGTACCCAACCGCTACTTGGGGGCGGAACCCTGAAATCGTTGATGACCCTGACCCGAAGATTGTCACTCCGTTTGAAAAGGCGTGGCGGGAATTGGCGGTCAAGACCAGGATGTACCACTATTTGCTGCGCACGGACATCGTAGCTGGTGTGGGGGAGTACGGTGTGTTGGTGCTGGGGTTTAACGATGGCAATAGCTTGGATAAGCCCTTGGTCAAGAATTCGGCTAGTCGGTTGCTGTACCTTCAGCCCTACAGCCAGGAAGAAGCAAGAATCACCAAGTTCGACCGGGACCCCACCTCGGAACGCTTTGGTAAGCCCGAGATGTACACCATTGATGTGTTCAATGAGAGTCAGTATGGGCTTGATAACCGCAAGAGTGGGCGATATCGGCGCAGACCTGATAACTCTTATGAGGTCCATCACTCGCGTGTGTTGCATATTGCAGACAACACCACGACTAGTGACACATTCGGCAGACCACGAGCGATGGCAGTATACAACCGTTTGCAGGACATTGAGACGATTGTTGCTGGTGGGGCAGAGATGTTCTGGCGGTTGGGTTTTCCTGGGTATAGCTTTGAAGCAGATGCGGATGCGGACCTGACGCAGACACAAGATGCGCTCGATGCAGAGATGAAGACGTTTGCGCATGGTTTGACGCGGTACTTGCGCTTGCAAGGGGTGACAGCAAAGGTTCTTGAGTCCAAGGTCACATCTCCCAAGGAACACGTTGAGACACAGTTGACGCTGATCTCAGCCAGTACCCGCATACCACGGCGCATTCTGATTGGCAATGAACAAGGGCAGTTGGCTTCCACCTCTGACGATGAGAACTGGGAAGAGCGTGTGGCGGGTCGCCGGTCCACATTTGCCACTCCTCTCATGGTGTTGCCAATGGTCGAACGGATGGTGTTTGCTGGAGTAGTCCCTGCCCCGGTGAACCCCTCCAACCTGATTGTGAATTGGCCTCCGCTTGGTCGTCGCGATGAGAAGACCGACAGCACAGTGGCACGGAACTACGCCGATGCCCTGGCGAAGTACGTGATGAGCGGGTCCAATGAGCTGATGCCGTTCGACTTGTTCCTGTCTGAGGTGATGCACATGGAGCAAGAGAAGGTAGATGTCATCATGAAAGAGGTGAAGAACATCTTCAAGGAAGAGAATGATGACATGGATGCAGTCAAGCGGGGGGAAGGGGAAGATGAGTAGTGTGTAGTTCCTGCACAACAAAAACACCCCATATAAGGGGCGTTGGTACCAAACCCATAGGGAAGTGTGGGTTTGGCGTTTATAGGGCCTTGAACGCCCGTTTTGCCCTACTGGCGGCGGTTGGGGACCCTACCAGAACCACCCGCTTGCGTGCAAAGTGGGCAGCGGACATGACTCGGCGGTTCAAAGCAGTGATGAAGGAGATGCAAGCATCTATTGTCACCAATGATTGCTTTGGACTGGTAGCCCCCAAACGCAGCATTGACGAGATGTTATGGACCGGTGCTGAAGAAATGATGGGGCTTGCTGCACTCCCTACACGGAGGTTTGCTTTTCGACGGGACAACGAGAAGCTGGCGGGGTTCATGGAGTGGTTGCAGGAAGAGATGGACCGTGAGATACTGGAAGTGGTGGATCTTGGGGGAAAGACGGTGGGCGGGGGAGTGTGGCAGCAGCAGTACATCGACGCGGCATACAAGAGGGGGGTAACGCGGGGGCGCACGGAGTTGCGCAAAGGGGGGATGAACGTTCCCCAAGAACCCATTCGTGCCATTCTAGCCGCGCCCATACATGCGGAGCGCGTTGCATTGCTGTACACGCGGGTGTTCAATGAGTTAAAGGGCATCACGGATGGGATGGACCAGCTCATCAGCCGTAGTTTGGCTGAGGGGCTTGCTGAGGGAAGAAGCCCAGACCAGATTGCACAGATACTTCTGAAGCGGATGAACAATGTAGGGCAGACACTGGACTTTGTGGACCGGTCTGGTAGGTTCGTTGGTGGGGTGCAACGGGCACGTATGTTGGCACGCACGGAGGTGATTCGCGCCCATCACTTGGGAACGATAAACACGTACCGACAAGCAGGCATTGAGGGGGTGAGTGTACAGGCTGAATTCTTGACGGCGGGTGATGATCGTGTGTGCCCTGACTGTGAAGAGTTGGAAGGACAGATTTTTACGCTTGACGAAGCAGAAGGATTGATTCCCGTACACCCACTTTGCAGATGTGTTTGCATTCCGTATATGAAGGGGTGGAAATGATGAACTCGTCGTTAGATACGGGCACCCCGCCTGCCCTACACAGGGACCGCGCAGGAAACGTTCCCCCTTCACGCCCTGACGCAGGCTCCCTGCCTCTCCCAGACGGGGTGTCCCTATCTGATGATGAAGATGAAAAGCAAGGAGATGACAAATGTTCGGAAGAAACACCAAAGCCGAAAAGACGACTGGTTTCATTCAGTTGCACCTGTCCGACAAAGTGATGTCCGGTGGGTTGCGCACACATGACAAGAAGACTTTCGTTTCCATCGAGACTACCAAGGCGTCTCGGTCAATAACGGTTCACATGTCAAAGCTCATTCGCAAGGAAATGTATGAGGGGGTGGAGCACTACATTTGCCCTGTAGTGATGATGACCCCTGGGGTGCGTAATGGGTGTCTGTACTTGGCAGATGAGTTGTCCAAGTTTCCCGAGGCATGGAATGGGCAGTCTGTGCCTATATACCACCCCATGGGACGTGAAGGAGAACCCATACCGGCAAATGATCCCAAGGTGCTGGAGCAGTACCGGGCGGGGTGGTTGTTCAATGTGAGATGGGAAGATGACAAGCTGAAAGGGGAAATCTGGATCGATCCCATACGAGCGAACAAGATTGACCCCCGGCTGATGGAGAAGCTGGAAGCGGAAGAACCAATTGATGTTTCCATTGGGGTGTGGCAGGAAGAAGAGCCCGTAGAGGGGACATTGGATGGAAAAGCATACAATTGCATCGCACGGAATATGCGCCCCGACCATTTGGCGGTGCTTCCCGACCAAGAGGGGGCATGCTCCTGGGAAGATGGGGCGGGCACTCCCAGAATCAACTCCAAGGGCGGTATTGTGAACCGGACGGCCCGCCGGGTGCTGGCCGCTTTGGGATTCCGTGTCGAGCAGATGAGCATGGATGAGATGTTCATCAAGATACGTGATGCGTTGCAGGTGCAGGTGGGGAATGAAAAAAGTGAACTGTATCTGGTTGATGTATTTGATGATTATGTTATTTTTGAATTGTGGGAGGGGGGACAGGGTGGGTTGTACCGTCAGAGCTATGTGAAGGACAATGACGAGATTGGTCTCGCTGATGATAAGGTTCAAGTGCGGCTTGAACGAAAGTATGTGCCTGTTTTGACACAGAATGATCAACAGAAAAAGGAGAATGCCCCACCGAGCCCCCCGACTGAGGACGAAAGCGAAGGGGAACCATCCCCAACCGTGAAAAGCAAGAAAGGAAGCGACATGGACAGAGAAAAGATGATCGCCGCTCTTCTCGCCACAAATAAGTGGCAGGAAGAGGACCGTGAGTTCCTGATGGGACTCGATGACACGCAGTTCGTGAAGGTACATGCGGCAAGCATTCCGCCGGAAACCCCGGCCCCGGTGGTTGCGCCCCCGGCAGTGGTTGCGCCCCCGGCAGCGCCCCCCGCTGTTGTTGACAATGCTCAGGAAAAGCCTGTGACTGTCGATGCGTATCTGGCAGCGGCTCCGCCCGAGATCAAGGCCCTCTTCGACCAGCAAATCAAGACGAACAAGCAGTATTGCGACAAGATGCGCACTTTCCTGTCCGATGGGGATGATGCCGTCTATACGCAGGACGAGTTGAAGGACATGACGGCAACTCAGCTTGAGAAGTTGGTGCGTCTGGCGCAGATGCCCCTGAACTTCGCTGGGCGTTCCGCTGGGCGTCCCATTGCTGGAAGTGGTGCCGGTGCTGCGGACCCGTCCGCAAACGCCGCCCCGCCGGTCCCGCGGCTGTTCGCCAAGAAGGATGAAGACTGAGCCCAGTAACAGAAAGGAAACGCAGTCATGGCCAATCAGATTGTGATCAAGGGTACCCCCATCAAGGTGGAGTACGCCGCGTCAGGAACCCCGACACCGGGCCACCTCTTGGAGATGGCAAGTGCAACCACCGCCAAGGTACATGCTTCGGCGGGCCAGCCCGCTGAGAAGTTCTTCGCTCTTGAGGATGAGCTTCAGGGCAGGGCATACACCACGGCGTACACTGCGGCAACTCAGATGCAGTGCGGCCACTTTCGCCCCGGCGATGTGGTGAATGCACTGATTGCCAACGGCGAGACCATCGCGGTTGGTGATGAGTTGGAGTCCAACGGAAACGGGGAGCTTCGGAAGTATACGACAGACTCTGCCGGTGCGGTCGAATACCCCAACTCGTTGGTGGGCGTGTCCCTGGATGCTGTGGACATGAGCGACAGTTCGGCGGCTGACCCGAGTGGTCGTTGCCGCGTGAGAATTCTCTAAGGGCAATACCAAGAAAGGAGGCCCATCCAATGAGTTTGACACTGAACGATGGCACGAAGATTGATCTGATGGAGTTCTGGCCGAGTGATCCCGGCAAAGCTCCCGTCGCCCACGGTTCCGTGGCACAACGAATGCTCAACAACGGGTTCAACGTGAACTCGCTTCGGAATTGTGATGTTCTTCACTACGAAGAGTGGTTGGAAGTAGATCGCGTTGTCGTTGACGAGGCGCAGTTGCGCCTGCAAGCCGTTGGTGATCTCATCAGCGCTGGTCTGACCGTTCCTACGAAGGGACTCGGAAAGACGGTGTTTGCTTCCCAGAAGATAAGTGACATCACCGATGCGGAAATCACGATGGACGGGGCGACCCCGACCGACAAGGACCGCCCGCTGATCAGCACTGATTACCTGCCGCTCCCGATCATCCACAAGGACATTGAGATCAGTGCTCGCATGCTCGCTGCCAGTCGCTCAGAAGGCTACGAGCCCATGGACACCACCAACATCCGGCTGGCAACCCGCAAGGTGGCTGAGAAGGTGGAAACCATCCTCCTGACAGGCGCAAGCTCGTATGGGTTCGGTGGTGGGGCTATCTACGGCTACCTCGACTTCCCGAACATCAACAGTGGCAGTCTGACTGCTGATTGGGACGATTCCACGGCGACGGGCTCCACCATGCTCGCTGACCTGTTGGCCATGAAGCAAGCGTCCATCGATGCGCGCCACTATGGTCCGTGGGACGTGTACCTCCCCACGAACTATGACACGGCTGTGGATGATGACTTCAAAGCGGCCAGTGACAAGACCATTCGGCAGCGTCTGATGGAAATCGGCGGCATCAACAACATCAAGGTTGCTGACAAGCTCACCGCTGACTACATCGTCATGGTCCAGAAGACCCCCGATGTGGTCCGGTTGGTTGATGGCATGCCTCTGTCCGTGGTCCAGTGGGACCAGCAGGGCGGCATGGTCTTCAACTACAAGGTGATGACCATCATGGTCCCGCAGATTCGGAGTGAGTATTCCGACCGTTGTGGTGTGACTGTCTACTCGTAAGAGTTGACAAGAACCACCATTGAGGTAACCAAACCTTGGGTAATCAAACCCACGATGGAGGAACGAGAACGATGCCAGTGAAAACACAAGCCTACCGTTTGAAGTCAGGAACACACTCTGCAGGGGGAAAGACGTACCGTCCCGGTGAGATCATCGTTACGGACGTGCCGCTGGAAGAGAAATGGCCCACCCGCTTCACGGCCATTCTGGTGCGCCGCCGCAAGGGACAACCGGAAGTGAATCAGGTGGTGTACGACGATGAACTGTCACCGGAAGATGTCGCCAAGTTGGGGGACATTCCGGTTGATGACCAGGAGGGTGATGAGGAAGTACCGGAACCGGTAATTGATTTGGGACCGGAACTGGACCCTGAGCCCATCACCGAATCGGAAATCCCTGTGAAGTTGGTCAAGAAGCACATCAAGTCCCCCAAGGACAAGCGGGGTTGGTGGGTGATCAACGAAGCTACTGGGGAACCCGTCAATGACACCCCGTTGAACCGTACCGAGGCACTTGCATTGGAGAGAGGCGAATGACAACAGAATCTACGGGTAAGCCGCAGGCACCCGATGGGTTCTGGTCTGTCCCTCGCATGTGGGAGGGGCAGACAGTTGTCATCATAGGGGGTGGGTGGAGTCTGATGGACTTTGATTGGAAGAAACTCCGTCCATACCGCTGTATTGGGTGCAACGACGCATATCAACTCGGTCCCCGTGTCGTAGACCTGTGCTTTTTTGGGGATGGGCACTGGTTTAGGATTCACAACCGGGACTGGATTGATGAAACAGGAACACCAGGGCTACGAAAGTTCCATGGCATAGTCGCGACGAACACAGAAAAAGCTGTGCGCGGGTCTTGGGTCAAGCGGCTTGTGCGCAGACCACGGGGGTTGCGGAGAGAGCCATGGATGTGTGCTTGGAATGGGAACACTGGGGCGGCGGCTGTGAATGTGGCACTCCATACAGGGGCAAAGAAGATTGTCCTTGTGGGGTTTGACATGAAACTCAGTCCAGAGGGGATCGCGAATTACCACCCCAATCTGAAAGACAAACCCAATGAAGAAGTGTACCCTCGCTTCATTGCTGGGTTTGAGAACTTGAAGATGTCTTTGCGTGAGATGTATCAAGGGGTAGTGGTGGTCAATGCGACTCCAGGGTCTGCAATGTCCACATTTCCTGTAATGTCACTGGATGAAGCATTGGCGTAGGGCCATGGAGTACGGAACAATGCACCATGTTGTGTGTGTCTTGAAGTCGGGTGGGTGTTACGACACGGATTATGTCTGGTTGCTGGCAGAGAACTTGAAGAAGCAGGAAAGCCGCGAGCCTGTTCAGCTAATCTGTCTCACTGACTTGGTGGAGAAACCCGGCAAGCAGCGTGGTGTGTTGTTCTTTCCTCTCAGAGAGGGATGGGAGGGGCGTTGGAGCAAGCTGGAAATCTTCTCTGTGTGGATGAAGCGATTTCGGCCCTTTGTGTATTTGGACCTTGACACGGCGATTGTGGGAAGTGTCAGAGAGATTCTTTCTTTGGGGGAAACAGCGGGGTTTGTCATGCTGCGGGACTTCCACACTCCCACAAGACCAGCTAGTGGCATGATGTTTGTACCGAACAGTGTGGATCTCACACACATCTACAAAGGCTTCAAGGCAAATGCCGAGGCAGTAATCAAGAAGTATGAGGACTATCGGCATCCGCAGGATGACCAGCACTACATCTACGCACAAGTGAAGTCACAAGACCAGCCACATGCTTTATGGCAGGACCTGTTCCCCGAAAGGATTCTTTCCTACAAGCCCACACGGAAAGAACGACTGCACACACTTCCCCCAACGGCCTCCATGGTATTCTTTCATGGCACCCCCCGCTTTCGGGAAGCAATCTCTGAATGTGGGTGGGTGCGTAGTTACTGGGAGGGGGGAAACCCTGCAAAGGGGCATGAAGCAATCAAGAAGGAATATGCTTGTACAAGCAAGTACCCGCACAGACATACAGGGGCGTTGCTGATAGTGGGGAGTGCTCCTTGCTGGAAAGACGATTATGGAAAGGCAAGAGAAGCAAGACCCCAAGCGATGACCTTGACGATTGGCCACGCATCTGGGATGGTCAAAGCGGACTTCGTGGTGACGGACCACTACGAGGTAATGGCTGAATTGGTCCAGTTGCAGCACAAGTTCCATGATACGTTTTCCACACACTGCACCCGTTGCAGCAACTGGCAGGCGTACACGGAAATCATCGATTACTTCTACGATTGGCCTCGGTCTGCTTGCACCTCACTGGAAACTGCCATCCGCATAGGGATTACCATGGGGTTTGACGAGATCATTCTTTGTGGCTGTCCTATGGACTTGGGGAAGATCGTTCACCCAAGCCAACGCAAGAAGGATGGCAAGGTATGGCCCCCACCCAGCACCAAGGGGCTGAGACAGACACGGGACAATCAAGAAAGCATCTTGCGTGGGTTCCGGTCTGCTTTTGTAGACAGGGTTCCAATATGGCGCGACTGTGTGCGCAGCATGAGCGGGTTCACGCGG